AGCAGCCCTCCGAGCTGCCGACACCGGTTCGATTCCGGTCATCCGCTCGCTAGCGCCCCTCGTCCACCAGCGCGAGGTCAGACCTCGGTGGGGGTAGCCGGAACGAAAGACGCGAAGGACCGGACCCAACTTCATACGGGCTTGTAGCTCCAATTGGCAGAGCAGCTCCCTTGCAAGGAGACGGATGACGGTTCGAATCCGCCCTGGTCCACGCCTCGATAGCTCAGTTGGTAGCAGCGCCGGTCTGAAAAGCCGGAGGCCGTGGTTCGATTCCACGTCTTGGCACGTCCTGTTAGCTCAGCGGGAGAGCGCCTGTTTCACACGCAGGAGGCCCGTGGTTCGATACCACGACGGGACACTGGGTCAAGCCGTGGCGCCACGAGACTTGACCGTCCGGTGTTTCGGGCTCAGGTTCACCGTCATCAAAAGCCTGGGCCCCGTCCTGGTAGCTCAGCGGGAGAGCGCCACCCCGACACGGTGGAGGCCGCAGGTTCGATACCTGCTCGGGACACATGATGCGACGAACGCGCACACAGGGGCGGCGAAAGCCGACGACCGCCCCGGTTGATCCGCGCTCGTAGCTCAGTCGGTAGAGCTGTTGACTCTTAATCTTCAGGCCGCAGGTTCGATCCCTGCCGAGCGCACAGGCCGCAGTAGCTCATGTTGGCTGTAGCACTTGCCTTGTAAGCAAGCAGAGCGCAGGTTCGATTCCTGTCTGCGGCTCGTACAATAACTGAATCAGCGAAGCGCAAGCACTCGTAGCTCAGCAGGCAGAGCGCCACGTTGCCAACGTGGAGGCCGCGGGATCGTAGCCCGTCGGGTGCTCGGGTAACTACCATCGGCGAACCCAGCTACGGATCTGGTAACTGCCGCCCCTCTCGTCGGAGGGGAGTTGCCCACCTGGCTCATTAGCTCAGTGGTAGAGCGCCGGCCCGTCAAGCCGGAGGTCGCGGGATCGTTCCCCGTATGGGTCGCCAGTCCTGCTTGGCCCAGTTGGTAGGGGCAGCTCCCTGATAAGGAGAAGGACCCTGGTTCGATCCCAGGAGCAGGAACGCCTTCATAGCTCAGCGGAGAGAGCGCCTGGCTACGGACCAGGAGGCCCGGGGTTCGATTCCTCGTGAGGGCACGCAGTGATGTGATGCCGTATGGTCCGGTCCGGATAGGTCTGGCAAGGTCGGGCATGATAGGGCACGGCAGGCTGTGGTCTGGTTCGGTTAGGTGAGGTCATGATGCGACGGCAGGCGAGACGAAGGCGACAACGCTCAGTCTCGCCTGCCCGCCGTAGCTGAATCTGGATCAGCGGTGGTGTTCTAAGCCATGAAATGGGGGTTCGAATCCCTCCGGCGGGGCGCTAATTTCCAATTTCGGAATTCGCAATTAGCCTTCGCCAGCGGATCTGGCCCTGAGTTTCCGAAACTCGGTTGCGGTGGTTCGACTCCACTCGGGGGCACTGCTCCGTGGTAACCGGCAGCCGTCGAGATTTTGGTTCTCGTTGTCCAGGTTCGAATCCTGGCGGAGCAGCAGGTGTCCACCCCGTGGACACTCAGTAGTTGCGCCGGTAGACCAGCCAGCGCAGCTGCATCGGGGACGCATCGGGCGCGCCGGCGAACAGGTTGTTGCCGGTGGCCCAAGCCTCGAACCATATTGCAGGCGGCCACGCCTCCTTGGGCAGGTGCCCCTTCTCGTAGTCGTAGACCGAGTCGTCGGCGATCAGCTCGAGCGGCAGGCCCGCCGCCGCCTCGGTCATCTCGTCGGCGGTGAACGGGCGGCACAGGGCGTGCTGGCCGAGCTCGCGCGCCACCTGGGTGGGGGTGTAACCCTGCCGCGCGATGAACGCGGAGAACAGCAGCAGGCCACCGGGAGCCAACCGCTTGGCGGCGAGCTCGAACAGGTTGCGGCACTGGGCGAACTGCCAGTCGGTGGCCACCTCGGCGGCGAAGATCAGCTGATAGTCGTCGCGCAGGTCCTCGGTGTCGAACACGTCGCAGGCCAGGACGCGGATGTTGGTCAGCTCCAGGTAGTCGGCGTTGGCACGGATCTGCGCGGCGAACCGCGGGGCCAGCTCGACCGCATCGACCGGGTAGCCGTGCCGGGCCAGCGCGATCGCGTTGCGGCCGACGCCGGCGCCGATGTCCAGGATGGGGATGTCGCGCCGGCCCCCCGAGAGTTCTTCGGCCAACAGCCACACGCGCGCGTCGGCGTGGGTGCCGAACGGGGCCCAGCCGCGATCGTCCAGCCAGGAGTCGTAGCTGTCGCTGATGCTCTGGACCCGCGCGGAGATACGCAGGACGTCGGTGTTGGAATCCCAGTCGAGGGTGACGCGCGACCGGGGGGAGGCGTCGAATGCCTCCTGGATGGTGGGCGCGAGCATGTCGCGCTTGTCCTCGCGGGTCAACGACGCCCAGGGCCGGGACACCGGGACGAGCATCTTGTCGCATGTGTCGATGTACTCGTCGATCAGGCTGGGGATGGCGGGTGCGGTGAGCGCCCAGGAGCTGATGGTGCGGCTGCGGAATTTGGCGACCAGCATCTGGTGCAGCTCGTCGTCATCGGCGGGGATCGCCGGCGGCGGCGGGGATTGAGCGTCCATTGCGCCAGTGTGGCGCGGTGGGAGGTTATACTCAACGCGACATCCCGAGCACGGAAGGAGCCTGAAATGCGACAGCGTAAACCGGAGCCTGAACGCATGCCCAATCAGGCGCCCGTAGCTGAGATGGTTTAGCTCTCGACTTTTAATCCTGAGACGTCGGTTCGAGCCCGACCGGGCGCACCCCGGTTCCGTGGGGTAGCGGTTAGCCTGCCGGCCTTTCAAGCCGGACGACATCGGTTCGAGTCCGATCGGAATCACGCCTCCTTGGAGTAGCGGTCATCTCACCTGGCTCTCATCCAGGAGATCGCCGGTTCGATCCCGGCAGGAGGCGCCGGTGGCCTGTAGTTCAACTGGCAGAACGCTGGACTGTTAATCCAGTAGTTGGAGGTTCGACTCCTCCCAGGTCAGCGAATGAGGTGTGGTGTAAACGGCAGCACAACGGACTCTGGCTCCGTTGATCTTGGTTCGAGTCCAGGCACCTCAGCGAGCGCGGTAGGGAAGCCAGGCCTATCCCTCTTGGCTCATAACCAAGCAATCGTCGGTTCGAATCCGACCCGCGCTACTGTTTCGCGTAAAGCGAAATGCGACACGCCGGGGAATGTGCTTGACCCCAGTAACGGAAACTAGCGCGGGACCATTACCCCGTGCGCAGGTTGTTGTGTGATGCGGTCATCGCACTGTGCCGGCTTGTGTTCGCGCCGTTCCGCGAGCTCGTCGACGAGGCGATGGCCGAGGCCCGCGAGTCGGAGGCCCGGCGCGCGCTGTACAAGTCGCTGAACTGGACCAACAAGGATGACCGGGAGTTCGACCGGTACGCGAGGCACGGCGAGTGAGTGCAGTCCTGCAGGCCGATCCCTATGTCGGTTCCACGCTCCCGCGGCTGTTCACCCCGCCGCTGCCCGAGCACGTCGATGAGACCGCCGAGTTCGGCATCCGCCCCGAGGCCACCTGGGGCCCGCTGTGCTGCTACTTCCTGGAGAACATCCTCAAGTGGCAGCTGCTGCCGTGGCAGAAGTGGCTGTACTACCGGGCGCTCGAAAAGCGCCGCAACGGAACGGGTTTCAGGTTCCGTTACCTGATCATCCTGGTCGCCCGGCAAAACGGGAAGACCAAGTGGGGGATGGGGCTGGGGCTGTGGCGGCTGTTCATGGACAAGAAGGGCCGGCCGTGCGCGGAGTGGCCGGCCGCGCGGCTGGCCGTGGTGGCCGCGCAGAACCTCGACTACGCCGAGACCACCCTGAAGGACATCGTCGACGAGATCCGCGACCAGCCGCTGCTGGCGCCCGAGCTGCTGAATCACCGGGTCACCAACGGTAAGCACCGCGCGATCTTAAGCTACCGGCGCTACTGGCGCGCGGCGACGGCGAACAAGAAGGGCGGCCGCTCGCTCTCGGTGGACTTCGCCTGGCTCGACGAGCTGCGCACGCACACCACCCCGGACGCCTGGAACGCGGTCACCCCGACCACCAACGTGCGGATCTGCAGCCAGGTGCTGGCGACCTCCAACGCCGGGGAGAACAGCTCCGTCAAGCTCAAGGAGTTGCGCACCGTCGCGGTGCGCAAGATCACGCTCGGCGACACCGCCGAGACGCAGACCGGGTTCTTCGAGTGGTCGGTGCCCGAGGACGTGGACCCGCGCGACGACCGCTACTGGTATCTGGCCAACCCGGCCCTGGGGCTGCTCAACGAGTTCTGCCTGGACGACCTGCGGGCGCATTTCGAGAACATGGAAGCCGACGACATGCCGGGCTTCCGCACGGAATATCTCTGCCAGTGGGTCGACTCGCTGCTGCCGGGCATCATCCCGGCCCAGGCGTGGCAGGACACCGTCGACAAGGAGTCCAAGCGCGATCCCGAATCCCCGGCCTACGCCTGCATCGAGTACAACTACCACCGCACCCGCGCCTACGTCGGGGTGGCGTCGCGGCGGTCCGACGGGAAGATCCACATCGAGGTGATCAAGACCCCGCCGAAGGGCACCGGCTGGCTGCCCGACTGGCTGAAGACCCGCAAGGACAAGTTCGCCGGCGTCTGCCTGCAGAAGACCAACGCGCCGGTGTCCGGGCTGGCCGACGACCTGCGCGCGGTGGGGATCACCATCACCGACTGGGGCGCGCCGGTGGCCCAGCTCGCGGCCGGGGCCGGGGAGTTCTACGACGGCATCGTGGACGGGTCCATCAAACACCGACCGGCCCCCGTGCTGGATCGCGCGGCCGCGTCCACTCCGGCACGCCGCGTCGGAGACGCCTGGTTCTTCGACCGGCGCACCTCCCCGGTGGACGCCTCCCCGGTGATCGCCTGCTGCGGCGCGGTGTGGCTGCTGAACAACCCGCCTCCCGAGGTCGGCGATCCGACCGTGTGGGAGTGGCCCGACGACGACACCCTCAACGAATGGCGGAAGGAAACCGATGAGCGATTCAACGAGCAGTAGTATCTCCCGGCCCCGGTTCGGCGGCGGCGGCCGGCTCTACCGGGAGGAGGACGCCCCCGCGGCCGCCGCGATGGGCCTGGCGCGCGAGTCCATCGAGGAGGCGCGGGTCGCCGAGATGATGGCGCCGGAGGCCCCGCCGTGGGCTGATCAGCCCGAGCCCGAGCCCGAACGCAAGGTCGAACCCAAGCGCAAGCGCAAGAGCGAGCCCGAACGCGAACGCACGGTGGAGAACCCGCCGCCGATGAAGGTCGGGCGCATCGAGGAGCCCAAGGCGCCCCGGGACCGCCGCGGCGAGATCCGCGAGGTGGTGTCCACCGGGCTCGAGCTCGTCGGAATCGGCCTGCTGATCACCACCGGATTCCTGATCACCGCCTGGCTGGGCACCTTAATTGCCGGTCTGTGTCTGGTCCTGCTCGGCGTGGCGACCAGCAGGAACTTCAGCGGCTAGGGGAAACTTCGGCCGTGAGCATCCTCGCCCGACTCGTCACCGGCGGTCGCGCCGGCGTCAGCCCCGCTGGTATGGAGCAGCGCACACTGACCAGCTCGGCGTTCGTGCCGCCACCCCAGGTCGGGGTGCTGGACGACTACCTCGGGGTGCACCGCGCGATGGCCTGCATGACGGTGCTGGCCTGCGTGCGGGTGCTGGCCGACACCATCGCGAGCCTGCCGTGGAAGGCCTACCGGCGCGACTCCAAGGGGGTGCCCAAGGAGGTCAAGCCGCAGCCGGCGATCCTGCGGGCCCCGTTCCCGGGCTTCGACCTCTACCAGTGGAAGTGGATGGTGATCGCGTCGATGGCGTTGCGCGGCAACAGCTATCACCTGATCACCAGCCGCGACAAGCTGGGCTACCCGACCTCGCTGCTGCCGCTGCATCCCGACGTGGTGTTCCTCGAGCGCCGCCCCGATCTGCTGCTGTGGTTCGACCCGATCTACCGGGTGATGGGTGAGCAGATGCCCACCAAGGACATGATCCACATCCGCCGGTTCACCATGCCCGGCGAGCCCTGGGGCCTGAGTCCGATAAAGCAGGCCGCGGTCGCGATCGGGATGAGCCTGGGCGCCGAGGAGTACGGCTACCGCTACTTCAAGGAGAGCGCCAACCCGTCCGGGATCCTGTTCACCGAGCAGGACCTGGATGAGAAGGCGGTCACCCGCCAGCAGAAGAACTGGATCGCGTCGCACGGTGGGCGCCGCCTGCCCGCGGTGCTGACCAACGGGTTCAAGTGGGAGAACCTGAGTATCAGTCCCGAGGAAAGTCAGTTCTTGGCCACGCGCCAGTTCCAGCGCTCCGAGATTTGCCTGATGTACGGGGTGCCGCCGATCCTGATCGGAGACACGAAAGAGACCACTGCTTGGGGAACCGGTGTCGAGCAAATCACTTTGGGTGCAATCACTTTCACGTTCCGCGCCTGGACGTCCTGCGTCGAGTCGATCGTATCCGCGTGCCTACCGGGAGGACAGTACGTGCAGTTCGACTACGACGCGCTGCTGCGCGGTGACATCGAGGGCCGCTACGCCGCCTACGCCAAGGCGCTGGGCGGGCAGACCACCAACGCGTTCATGACCGCCAACGAGGTCCGGGCCCGCGAGGAGATGGACCCGGTCAAGGGCGGAGACGTGCTCTACATCTCCAACCGGATGATGCCCGCCGGCACCCCGCCCGCACTCAACAACCCGCCGCCGCCGCCGTCGCCGGGTGGCGACCGCTTCCCGCAGCCGCCGATCGCCGGCGGCGAGAAGGACGGCGGCGAGGACGAGGACGAAGACGAGCCGCAGGACGACGGCGCGCCTCGCAACGGCCGCAGCTTTCTGATGAGAACCTAACCGCAACTGGAGGTACAGCGATGACGACCACCCTGGAGGAGCGGCGCACCCGGGAGAAGATCCTCGATGTCCGCGAAAGCCGCCGCATGGCCTCCCCGCTGGAGATGCGGACCGACGCCCTGTCCGGGCACATCATCCTGGAGGGCTACGCGTCGACCTTCCACGAGTACGACGTGCACGGCGGCCCGCGTGCCGGCGGCTGGGTGGAGCAGCTGCACACCCGCGCGTTCGACACCACCCTGGCCGGCAACCCCGACGTGATGCTGCTGATCAACCACACCGACATGCCGCTGGCGCGCACCAAGAGCGGCACGCTGCAGTTGCGCGTCGACGACCACGGTCTGCTGGTGCGCGCCGATCTGGACCCCAGCGACCCCGATGTGCAGCGACTGCTGCCGAAGATGAAGCGCGGCGACATGGACGAGATGAGCTTCGCCTTCCACGTCCGGGCGCACGACTGGTCGAGCGATTACACCCACCGGATGATCACCGAGGTCGACCTGCGCAAGGGCGATGTCAGCGTGGTCAACTACGGGATGAACCCGAACACCGCGGCGCGGGTGACCGAGGCCGTGGGCGCACTGGCGTCGCTGTCCAACAAGGAGCTCGTGGAGATCCGCAGCAAGATGGACCCGGGCCAGATCCGCAGCGCCGTGGACGTGCTCCAGCGCATCGTCGGCGGTGGCATCCGCGCGAGCACCCCGAAGAAGTACGCCGGCGTGTCCAACTTCGCCGACCCCGGCTACCTGGACAGCGCGGGCAAGCCGGCCAAGGACGGCAACGGCAAGAAGCGTTACCCGCTGAACTCCGCGGCGCGGGTGCGTAACGCCGCCGCCCGGTTCGCGCAGAACAAGGGCCGCTACACCTCCGAGCAGCAGTCGGCGATCATGGGCAAGATCCGTGCGGCCGCCAAGCAGTTCGGCGTGGAGATCAGCGACGACAGCGACAAGAAGGCTTTGATCAAGCCCGCGCCCAAGGCCTGGTCGGTTCCGGGCGACGGCGGGCGGGCGTTCTCCCAGCCCTACACCTGGGCGCCCGACACCGTGGCCAGCACCGGCCAGGACCAGCCCTACACCAAGGGCTACCCGTCCGACTACGACGAGACGCTGGGCGGGCGTCCCGACGTGGCACCGGGCGCCGACGTGGTCGGCGTGGGGCCCAAGGGCGGCTACGACGCGCACGACGAGGCATACACCAAGCAGCAGTACGCGCTGTGGCTGCTGGCCAACGACGAAGTCTGCCCGGGCGGGGACCGCTGCCCCGGCGACACCTGTCCCGACCACGGAAGCGAGGAGAACGCAATGGACGGCACCGACGAGCGCCAGGCCGACAACTTCGGCGGCAAGCAGGCCAAGCCGTTCGGCTCCGACGACGACGACGATCGCGCCGACGCCGGTGACGACGAGGAACGCGACGACGACGGTGACGACAAGGAGCCCGACGGCGACGAGGACGACGACGATAAGCGTTCCGAGCCGATCGACCTGTCGCTGGCCGCCGCACTGGAGAAGACGATCGTCACCTGCTATGAGATGGCCGAGGCGATCGGCGACAAGGACATCCGCAACATGCTGGCCCGGGCGCGCCGGCAGGTCCGCGACCTGCAGCACATCCCCGGCAAGGATATCGACATCTCCAAGAAGCTGGAGGAGTTGCGCAGCGAGTTCGGCGACCCTGACACCATCACCGTGAGTGAGGGACTGCGCGCGATCGCCAAGTCCGGCTACGCCGACGTGATGAAGCCGGCATCGTGATGCCCGACGTAGGCCAGGTGGTGGCCAAGGTGGCACCCGGCGGCGGCGTGGAGATCACCGTGATCCCGGCCGACGACGACGCCGTGGTTCCCGATCTGCGGGCCGCCCAGGACGCCGCCATCGCCGCGGTCGCCGCTGATGAGTGAGCGCACCCGCGAGCAGATCATCGCGGAGGCCCGCGCGGAGAAGGGCGGCTGGCTGCGCGGCAAGGGCTGGACCGAGGAGCAGATCGCCGCGTATCTGGACGGCATCCGCTGGGTCGGCTGGTTGCCGCCGTGGTGGAGACTCCCGATCTGGGGGCCGGTCAAAGACCTGGTCTGAGTGTCCACGCACGGACACTCCGCGTGTCGCGCCGCCGACCACGGAAAATCTGCGCCTACGATCCTGGTCAGGTCATGTGCCCGGTCGGCCGCCGGGTTCGGGCCAGTAGCTCCGGTGATGCGGCGACGAGCCCTCCATCGCAGCGGACCGGTGACGAGCTATCCGCCCAGTTCGAGCCACGTCCTTCCCTGTCTATGCCCGAAAACGGGCCCACACCAAAGAGAGTCATGAACATGACCGAGATTCAAGAACGGCGGGACCTCATGGTGCCGCCCGCGGGCGGCCTCGAGGACTTCCTCGACCAGTTGCTCAAGCGGCGCGAGTCCACTGCCGAGAATCGCGCCCGCTCCCAGCAGAAGGCCGAAGCCGTACTCCTGCTGGCCCGCGAGCAGGGCCGCGAGAAGCTGGAGCTCGAGGAGGACGCCGAGTACCGCAAGTACATGGGCGACATGCGGACCCAGGGCGCCGAGGTCATCGGCCTCGACGAGAGGATCAACGAGATCCGCGCCGAGGTGGAACGTTCCGGGCAGATCGCCAAGAACCTGGCCGGCATCCGCAAGGCCAAGGACGCCCGCATCCAGGTCAAGGAGCAGCTGACCTACCAGAAGGGCGACCGGCGCAGCAGCTACGTCACCGACCTCGTGAAGATGACGTGCAACCTCGACGGCGACGGCGAAGCCCGTGGCCGGCTGATGCGCCACGCCCAAGACGTGGCCAGCGATGACTCCTTCAAGGAGTACCGTGACATCAGCCGGGTCGACGGCCAGGGCGGCTACGCTGTTCCGCCGGCGTGGCTGATGGACCAGTACATCGAATTGGCCCGTCCCGGTAGGGCTTTCGCCAACCTGGTGCAACGCCAGGCATTGCCCGGCGGAACGGACAGCATCAACATTCCAAAGTTGTTGACTGGTACCGCAGTTGGCGTACAGACCGCCGACAACACCGCTATCGCCAAGGTCGATTTGACCGACACCTTCATCAACGCTCCAGTGCGGACAATCGCTGGCGCGCAAGGGGTTTCGATCCAGTTGATCGACCAGAGCCCGATCGCTTTCGACGATGTGGTGTTCCGCGACCTGGTGGCCGCGCACGCCGCGTCGACCGACACCCAGGTGCTTGCCGGTTCGGGCACCGGCGGTCAGGTTTTGGGCGTCAACAACACGCCGGGAATCCTCACGGTGGCCGCGAGCGCCGTGACGATTCAGGGCGTGTACTCGGCGATCGCCAACGCGATCCAGCTGGTCCACACCCAGCGCTTCCTGCCACCCGAGGTGATCGTCATGCACCCGGTCCGGTGGGGCTGGTTCCTGAGCCTGCTGGACAACCAGGAGCGCCCGCTGTTCCTGCCAGCGGCGAACTCCCCGATGAACGTCGGCGGTGTGCTGAGCGACGTGGCAAGCCAGCAGGTGGTGGGACAGATGCACGGTCTGCCGGTCGTGACCGATCCGAACATCACCACCACCGCCGGTGGGTCGCCAGGCAATCAAGATTTAATTTATGTTTTGCGAGCCAGCGATCTAGTTCTATGGGAATCCGGCATCCGCGCCCGCGTGCTGCCGGAAACACTGGCCACGAACCTCACGGTGCTGTTGCAGATTTACAACTACCTGGCCTTTTCCGCAGGTCGTTACCCGCAGTCAGTGGTCGAGATCACGGGCCTCACGGCTCCGACCTTCTGATCCAGCAAAGGCGAAGCCCCCGGTTTACACCGGGGGCTTCCCCTTGCCAAACCCAGCCGAGCCGTGCCATGCCTAGCCGTGCCCTACCAGGCCGCGCCTCGCCGAACCTTGCCGTAACCGCCTTACCGTACCCCGCTGCGGCGCGCCGCGCGGATGATCGGCCCGCTCGCACATATCCTGCCGTCATGGCTGTAGGTCGTGAATCCAAGGCGGTCGCCCCCAGGGAGGTGGAGATCGTCGCGGGCAAGGCCGGCCGGATCTCACCACCACCGGAGGGCGGTCTCTATGTGCGTGACGTCGAGGCGGCGCGGGCCCGCGCCCTACTGGAACGGGTCAAGGCGTTCGAGGAAGCCGACGAGGAGGTGCCCGAGGGGCTGGCGGCGCTGGCCGCCGAGTGCGAGGTCAGCGATGACGACGAGTTGATCGACCTGGTGGACGCGATGACCGGCGAGCTGCTCGCCGAGGCCGACGTCGTCGAGATCGACGACGACGGGCCCACCGAGGAACAGGTCGCCGACGAGGAAGAACCCGAGGCCGAGCCCGAGCCCGAGCCCCAGGCCGAGGTGTTCGACGTGGAGTCGCTGACGGTGGCCGAGCTGCGCACCGAGCTGGACAGCCTGGGCATCGAACACACCCATGAGGACCGCAAGGCCGACCTGCAAGAGAAGCTCCGCGATGCGCTAGAGGGGTAGCCGTGACCGTTCCCCAGCCGCCCGACCTGCTCGACCCCGCCGACCCGGATTGGCTGAAGTTCCAGAACCAGGACCCGGACTGGTTCCTGCATGTCGCCGGCGAGGCGATCCGCGTCTACTGCGGCTGGCACATCTACCCCAACCTGGCGCTGACCATCCCCAACCTGCCGATCCAGTCCAAGGGCATCATCCAGGTGCCCTCGACGTTTGTCACCGACGTGGCGTCGGTGACCATCCAGGACCCCAACGGGGAGAACCCGTGGCTGCTGGACCCGACGCAGTACACCTGGTTCGACTACGGGGTGATCGAGCCGACCTCCGTGCAGCAGTGGACGCAGTACGCCGGTTACTACTACGGTCCCGACAACTGGTCGTTCCTGCCGATATACCAGTTCGGGTATGCGACGGTGGCGTGCAACAGCGGCTTCCCCGAGGTGCCGACCCCGGTCAAGGAGGTCGCCTACGAGCTGACCACCACCACCACCGAGGTGTCGGCCGGCAACGTCAAGGAGATCCAGACCCCGGGATTTAGGCTGTCGCTGATGCAGGCCTACGGCGCCACGCTGTCCGCCGACCAGAAGAACCGGCTCTCGCCGTACCGGCTGCCCACGGTGATCTGATGCCCACCAAACCGTGGGTGAGCCGCCCGTTCACCACCACGCCCTGGCAGTGCGTGCACATCGCCCGCTGGGAGGACGCCACCCAGCTCGACGAGCACCAGAACTACGTGGTGGTGGAGGACCCTCCGGTGGTCCGCGACTTCTACGACATCTCCCAGTTCGGCCGGCGCGGCTCCAGCCACCTGGTGATGGGCGCGGAGTTCCAGGAACGCGCCGAGACGATCCTGCACATGAGCGTGCCCGACCCGACGCTGTATCAGGCGGGCGATCAGATCATCCTGTTCGCCGACCTGCCGAAGGACGCCGACGGCAACTACTACTACGAGCCCACCACCGCCGACGGGTCGCCCAACGGCATCGCCTACTTCGTCGACGGCGACCCGGCCGAGGACCGGATGTCACCGTGGCCGCGGCTGACCATGCAGTTCGGCGGCATCGTCAAGATCAGGAGGGTGACATGACCGAGCCGCGGCTGTTCGGCGATTTGCCCAGCTGGGGCGGCGACGCCGAGAAAGCCTTCTTCACCGCCGAGGGCGCCGAGATCGTCCTGGAACACGAGGGCGAGCTGGTGCTCGAACGGCGCTCCGATGAGTCCATGCCGATCTCGTGGGACCTGGGCGGGGGCATCGTGCTGCAGATCAACCCCGATTACTTCCGGATGATCATGCACAGCCCGGAGATCACCGCGATGGTCGACCAGCGCTGCGAGGAGATCGCGAACGAAGCCAATGCGGCGGCCATCACGAAGGGCGCGATCTACGTCTACCAGGTGTCCAACAACACCGAGAACATCCGCGCCCGCGGCCGGGTGAAGCCCGGCAATGCGGCCGCCCGCGTCGACGACGACCTGAACGCCACCCTGCTCAAGGCGCTGGCCACGGTCGGTTCCGACCCGCTGCCGGCGCAGTACGAGGGCAACGAGGCCTACGAACGCTACCTGGGCGAGCACGACGAGTTCCACTCGGTGTACGCGATGGAGGGAGCCGAGGTGCCCGAGCACCTGGAGATTCAGGACTTGGCCGCCGTCGACGAGCAGGCCGCCCGGGGCGGCAACTACTTCGGCGCGGCCTCGCTGGATCCGGGCGACGCCGAGATATGAGCACCCCGGTTTCCCCCAGCCAGGTCCGCACCTACCAGACGGTGCGGCCACCACCGACCGAGCTGGTCGCCCTGGCGTACTTCACCCCGCTCATCGCGCCCACGCCGTGCGGCACCCGGGTGCCCAAGCCGTCCAACACCGCCGACACCATCAACGGGTTCCTGCGGGTGGAGGCCGGCGGCGGCGTGCTGCGCAGCGACGGCATCCTGTGGGACGTGTCCTGCATCCTGCACGCCTACGCCAACAACACCGACGAGGCGATGGCCGAGCAGCTCGGCGAGGAGGCCGTCGCGTGGGGCGCCAACTTCACCGGCAGCTCCGTGAAGATGCCCAACGGCGACGTCTGGTACTGCACCTACGCGCGGTGCTCCGGATGGAACCAGCGCAAGGGCGACCCGCTGGTCCCGATGACCCGGTATCGCAGCATGGTCACCTGGCGCATGCCCGGCCTGCCGATCATCCCCGGCCAGCGGTTCAAGCGAATCGTCACGCCCGAGCAGATCACCGCCCAGAACGTGGTCGCGCAGGGAGCCGCGGCACCGCCCGGCCCGCTGCCGCACAACCCGCCGCGGCCCAGCCGCAGGCGCTCATGACGCCAGCGGTAGTCCTGGACCTCGACGGCACGCTGCGGGACTGGGACGGCTCGGTGATCGGCAAGGGCCTGGCGTTCGCGCAGAAGCACCACCAGCTCGGCCACGCGATCGCGATCGTGAGCCTGAGCCCCGCGTCCGACGTGCAGTCCTGGCTGGACGCCAGCTTCCCACTGCCGATCCTGGGCCCGTTCTGCCGGCCGCCGGGGGATCGCCGCGGCGCGGCGCTGTTCAAGTACGACGTGGCGTGTCAGCTGCTCAAGAACGGCGTCAACGTGATCGGCGCGGCCGACGACGACCCGCAGGTGCTGTGGATGTGGCAGCGCTGGGCGAGGTGGTACAACCGCGTCAACCTCAGCCCCTCAGAGTTCGACCTGCTCAAGGTGACGTTCTCCCGTAGGCGATGACACCGGGGCGTTTCGTCACTGTGACGAAAGTCGGTGTCCGCGCGTGGACACCCGCAGCTCGAGGTGGTCGGGGCGCACGCACAGCCGGTTCCCGCACGTCTGGATCACCCGGGCCTTGAGCGGGATCGGCCCGAACTCGCGTTCCCAGGCGTAGCGGTGCACGTAGATGAACCGGTGCCCCACGACCAGCGCACCGAAGCCGCTGGGTTTGTGGACGTAGCCGGTCCAGACGTAGCAGGGACCGGGACCGAGGCGCACCCTGTTGACGAACCGTTCCTCCAGGGTGGATTTGCGGCCGATGCGCCCGACAGGTCCGGCGGTACCGTATTTCAGCCAGCGCTTGTAGTGCATCCAGCACATGCCGCGGCGCGCCGGCGCATACGGGCATCCCTCGACGCTGCACCGCGGTTCGCTGACCTGCACGGTAATAGACAAGTCTCCATTGGCAATCTAGGTCGGGATTTTCGCGGCGTGTCGCGCCTGACCACGGAAAACATGGTGTGACTCTCCTGCTCGTCATCACCCGATCTATCCATCGAGCAGGAGGAATCCGATGACGACCGTTTTGCCCCCACTCCTGGAAGCGGAAGTCCAGGAAGTTGTCGCCCCGTATCCCAAGGTGACCGGCGGTGTCCTGACAGCCCCACTGGGCACCACGCTGCCCACCGACGCGACCAGCGCCCTGGACCCGGCGTTCATCACGCTCGGCCGGGTGAGTGTCGAAGGTGTGGACCGCACCGAGGAGCGCCCCAACACCGAGGTCAACGACTGGGGTGGTGACCTGATCGCCATCCTGCAGGACAAGTACGGCTTGACGATCAAGTTCAAGCTCATGCAGATGATGAACGCCGACGTGCAGCGCGCCGCCCACGGTGCCGCCAACGTGACGGTGACCCCGCCGACGTCGACAAGCGGCACGCTGATCAGCGCCAAGCTGAACCGCGAGCTGCTGCCGTACCAGAGCTGGGTGATCGACGCCTACTACCTGCAGATGAACATGCGCCTGGTGATCCCGACCGGCCGTATCACCCTGGTGGGCCCGCTGAAGTGGGTGCACAAGGAGCTGGCGATGTTCGACCTGACGCTGCGGCCGTTCCCCGACGGCTACAACAACCACGCGTATGAGTACTGGGACGACGGGCAACCGCTGTGACCGCAGTAGCCAAGCGCAAGTCTGTGCCCCGTAAGGGCACAGCACCACGTCGGGCGGCGCCGCGGCGGGCCGGCACGAACGGTTCGGTACCGACCGGTTCGGCGATGTCCGGGGCGCCACCCGACGCGTCCGCGCCGGGAACGGCGAACCCGTTCGCGGCGGCGCCGCCGCAGGAATACATTCCGACGACGCAGCCCAAGCCGCCGCCGGTGAACCCGCCGGGCACCCCGGAGCATCCCTACGGGGAGTTCACCAAGGTGTACGTGTTCACCCCGACGAGGGGGTCCAAGGCCGGGGACGACCCGATCGTGTTCCCGCACATCACCACCATCCGGCCCTCGTACAACTTCATGTGGAAGCTGCGCAAGGTGGACCAGGTCCAGCAGAGCTTCGAGTGGATGGACATGGCGGAGGTGCCTGATTCGATCCAGGAGCGGGTGACGCTGCTCTCCGACGACGATCAGGGCGAGTTCTTCATGGGGTGGTTCACCCCGGCTGTGAATCCGGCCAAGGAAGAAGTGGGGTTGCCGGGGGAATCCTAATGCTGGTGCGCGTGGTGGGCGAGTGCTGGCATGCCTTCCACTACGACGTGATGAGACTGGGCCGCGACGTGAACAGCCTGACGTTGGCGGAGATGATCACGGTCGTGGTGGGCGCCCCGCCCACCAGTAGTGTGCGGTATTTCCTGGACGGCGGCTGGTCGCGCGAGGCGCAGCTGTTGGCCAACATGCAGGAGCAGCAGGCCGGCATCGGCACGCTGTCCCAGCCCTATCCCCGTCCCGGCGTGGCGGCGCGGGAGGTCGATCCGATGGAGGGCGCGAAGTTCTTCCCGATGCAGGCCATGAGCTGGGAGGAAGCCGACAAGCGCGATGCGGCGCGTTACGCCAGTAAGCCCAAGGGCCGCAGTCGCAGCCGGGTCTACTCGGCCACCGGGCTGGTCTCGTGAGCGCGCCGGGCGCCGGGCAGGGCGTCTCCTGGGTTGACGTCGCCGCGTCGGCCGCCGGCATCTACTCACAGATGCAGGCGATCGGCGCGCAGGCCGCGTCGGGCCTGGCGCAGGGCATGGCGTCGTCGCTGCCGTCGGCGCTGACCCCGGTCATCAAGGGCGCGATGGCGGCCGCGGTGGAGGCCGGCTCGATTCGGGGCCTGCTGGGCCGCTCGCTGGAGGAGAGCCTGACCGCCGACGTGCAGCGCACGCTGGGCAAGGTCGGCCCGGCGCTGCGCGCAGGTTTGCAGCGCGAGATGCAGACCGCGTTCCAGGGCGCGATGGCGCTGCCGTCGGATGCGATCGCGGCCGACATCACCCGCTCGCTGTCCAAGGTGGGACCGGCGCTGCGGGCCTCGCTGAACAAGGAGATGCGGGAGGCGTTCGACGCCGCCCAGGCCGAGACCGTCGGTGAGCAGTGGGGCCGCACCGTCATGCGCGGCGCCTCGCGGGGCATCGGCGACATCCGCCAGACCATCGCCCAGCAGTTCTTCAATATCCCGACCATGCAGGCCGCCGCCGCCGGGGAGCGGATGGGCGAGGCCATCAAGGGCGGCATCCGCACCACCATGAGCGAGTTGTGGTCCACCGGCGGGATGCAGGCCATCATGGCGCGCGGGCTGACCGATCAGCTGGCCAACGCCTACCGGGAAGCCACCGCCGCCGCCAATGCGACCTTGCTCTCCGAGGGCGAACGCGCCGCGATGAGCTATGCGGGCGGGTTCGTGCCCACCATCAAGCAGATCCTGTCGGCAGAAGCCTTTCGGGGGATGCTCGCCAGCGGGAAAACCGCAGGGTTCGAGGAGGTCGGCGCCGCAGCGGCGCAGTCAATGGGCTCGGGCTTCGACCGGGCGTTTTTGCCGTTGGTGCAGAAGTTCACCCCGGCATCGCTGCGTCCGGCGGTCGCGCGATTCTTCGGCCAGACCGGCGCCGAGGCCGCCGAGATGTTCAGCCTCAACGCCTCGGAAAGGATGCTTCAAGGCTCCAGAGACCTGCAGAACATCACCGCCCAGATGGGCGGCAAGATGCTCTCCGGCTGGAAGACGTTCTCGGACCAGAGCGCGCAGGCCGCCGGCGAGGCCGCCAAGGGGATGTCGCTGGCGATGAAGTCGGGCATCGCCGCGGGCATCGCGCTGGCCGTCGATATCGCGGTGTCCTCGATCCACAACTTCGTCAAGCTGGTCAACACCGAGTTTCAGGCGTTCGAGAAGGTCGGTAAGGACGCCGGCAACGCCCTGATGGGCGGCTTCACCAGCGTCGTCGAGGGCAAGATGCCCAACATTCAGCAGATGATCGGGGCCGGGCTGGAGGGTATCCAGACCGCGGTTCAGATGCCGCTGAACGCCGTCAACTCCTACCTGGACTCCACCATCGGGAAGATCCCGATCCTGGGCGGGATGATCACCTCGGTCACCGGGGAGATTTCGGGCGTGCTGGGCCAGGTGTTCTCCGCGATCCAGGACTACACGTCGATCGCCGGGCAGTTCGGCGAGGCGATCCTCGACATCGGTAACAAGTGGCAGCAGGCGGCCCGCACCATCTCCGGCCAGACGCTGGGCCTCGAGCACCTGTCCGAGTACCTGACCATCGTGCAGGACATCGCCGCCTCCGGTGATCTGGTGCACTTCAAGGACGTCGCCAATGTGGTGGGCGAGCTCTCTCAGCGGCTGTCGGTCCTCAATGACGGCGCCGGGCTGACCAACGCCCAGCTGAAGGAGTTGGCGACCACGCTGGCCGAGGGCAACGAGCTCCTGGGCGACACCAAGATCAACGTCGACAACTTCAGCGCCGCGCTCACCTCGTTCAACATCCCCGCCGAGAAGGCGAACGACGAGCTCACGATGATGATCAACCTGGAGCGGATGACCGGGATCGCCATCAACGACCTCACCCACGACCTGGACGCCACCTCGATCGCGTGGAACGACATGGGCTACAACATGGACCAGGCCGCCTTCATCATGGGCAAGATCCAGCAGATCCTCGGACAGCCTGCGCTGCAACGCTTCCCGTTCACCCTGGCGCACATGCAAGACGAGCTGGCCAAGACGGGGATGTCCTTGCAGGAAGTGGTGGACATCGTCCGCGACGCCGCCGACGAGAACACCGCCGAAAGATTTGTGCAATCCATCGGCCTGGCCACCTCACCCAAGGGCGCCGAGGTGCTGACCAAGTGGCTGCGCGACCTCAAGGAGATCCCCGCCACCGTCGACGAGGTCAACGCCGCGTTGGCGAAGGAGGGCGTCAAGCTGCACGAGCCGATCGACGAGGCGCTGCAGGCCACCAAGGACCTGGGCCAGGAGCTGGAGGTGCTCTCCCAGCAGGTGGTGGCCGCGCTGGCGCCGATGGGACTGGGGCTGGTGCGCGGCCTGACCGGTATCGGCGACAAGGTCAGCACCTGGTTGCAGACCCATCAGGTCGAGTTCATCGGCTTCGTCGGGACGATCGGGGAGAAGCTGCTGGACTGGGGCTCGCGGATCAGCCACTGGTTGGCGAAGATGCTGCGCGAGATGAGCGGGTTTGTCGAGTCCACCAAGGACGCGATCGTGCTGGCGATGATGGCGGCCGATGCCGCGCTCATCACGTTCACCGCGCAACTGGCGCTGTTCGTCCCCGGGCTGGGCGAGGTCACCAAGGGCGCGGTGCACGCGATGGGCGCGTTGAAGTCCATGCTCGACCTCGATGTCGGCGGCTGGATGCGCAGCGGCGCCGAGGGACTCGACGAGCTGGGCGACGGGATCGCGAGCCTGGAGCCCAAGCTGGCCGCCCTGACCACGATGGCCCAGGGCGCGCGGGCGATGTGGCAGGCCACCCGCGCCACCTTCGGGGCGCCGATCAACATGCCCGGCACCGAGGATCCCTTCAAGGATTGGCGCGGCACCATCCAACGCGACGCCCCCAAGTTGCAGCAGGCGATCTCCGGCAGCCTCGAGGGTGGGATGAAGATCGACCCGGCGGCGCTCGAACAGGTCACCAATCAGCTGGCCGGGTTGGGCATCACCGTTGACGCCGACAAGTCGACCGGGCAGATCCGCAGCTTCTCCGCGCACACCAAGAAGGAGATGGACGACCTCCAGGACTACCTGAACACCCTGTTCGGGCCGGACAAGTTCCCCGAGATCGTCAAGAAGGTCAACTTCTCGATCGACAACCTGCCCGATCAGGCCGTCAAGGAGTTCCTGACGAAGGGGATCGGGGTCCCCGAGGAACTGGCCGGCACCGACGGGATTCACGCCAAAATCTTCCTCGACCTGCAGAAGCTGCCGCCCGACCAGCAGCGCATCCTCGACGAGATTCTCAACTTCGGCGGCGCCCCGCCGAGCACCGAGGAAAAGAAGCACGAGCGCCACTGGGTGCCCGGTCACCGCGAGCCCGGTCACGGGATCTCGCCGGGGCATTGGGACGACGAAGGAGCGGACGGCGGCGGCGGCGGAATAAACCTGGGCAAGGCCATCCTCAAGAGCCTGCCGATCGTCGGGGCCTTCTTCCAGTCCGGTGGCACCGTCACCGGTCCCGGCGGCACCGACAAGGTGCTGATCCGGGCGACCGCGGGCGAGAAGGTGATGAACCTGCCCGCGGTGGCCAAGTACGGGCCGATGTTGGACGCGATGAACCTGCAGGCGTTCGCCAACGGCGGCACCGTCCTGGATGCCGCCGGCATCCCCGCCAGCATGCAGGGCGGCGCGTTCGCCGGTGCGACCGGGGCTATCGCGCTGCCCGCCGCGATCAACGTGATAGCGCCGCTGCCGATGAGCGCGGCCGACACCCTGACGAGCGCCGGGATACCCGACAAGTTGCAGGGCGAGGTGACGCAGGCCGGCGTCACCGAGACCGGGGTGGCGCTGCCCACCAACCTGGCCGTCAAGGACCAGGACCGCAAGAGCGCCGAAGACGTGATGACCGCGGCCGGTATCCCGTCGAATCTGCAGACCACCGAAGGGGTGGCGATCGACGTCAAGCTGAACCTGGCCGCGGGTTCCACCACGCTCAATGTCGCCGGGGCGGCAGCACCGGGCCCGGGCGGTCCGGTTCAGGACCAGGCGTTGCAGGCGCTGCTGGGCGGTGGGTTCGCCGGGATGCTGGCGGGTGGCTTCCCGCAAAGCGAGTTCGCGCCGCTGTCCAACATCATCCAAGGCGAATCGTCGTGGAACCCGGCCAACGTCAACTACTCCGACATCAACGCGCAGCGGGGTGACAACTCGGTCGGTTTGGGCCAGTTGACGCTGTCGAATTACCGGGCTTACGGCTTCCCGCAGGTCACCAGCATCGCCGCGGCGCAGGCGCTGACCCCGTATCAGCAGGTGACGGCGATGCTGAACTACATGAAGGGCCGCTACCACGGCGGCCCGCAGCACGTCTGGGATGTTCAGTGGGCGGCCAATCGCAATTACGCCACCGGCGGCCATGTGGGGCTGAAGGAGGACCGCCCCGTTCCGGGTGTGGGCAGCGCCGGATACAAGTTCCTCGGTTTCGCCGGTGGCGGTTTCGCCTTCCAGCCCGGCGGCGATGTTGGCGAGCGCGGCGATGACCCCGGGGCGCCCGGCTCATCTCGCCGGCGATTGCCTTGGCCACCGCCCTTTGATCCGAACCTGCCGACCGGGGGAAGCAACTTCGACCCGCGGATGAGAATCGACACCTCGATGACCTCGGTGGGGTCGCAGCGCCAACTGGGGCCGGTGCGGGAGTTCCTCAACTGGGGCATCGACATTCTGAACACCGGCGTTTCCGCCCAGACCCCGGGGCACCGGTACGGGCTGGGCCTGACGAACATCCCCTTCGTGGGAAAGTATCTGCGGATTCCCGGCTTCGCGGGTGGCGGCGGTGCTCATGCCGACAGTGGCCACGACCAGGAGGAGTGGGCGCTGGATTACCTGGAGCGTAACTATCTTGGGTTGTCTTTCGATCTGCCCATGCACAACGCGACTGGTGGCCCGATCCCCCGCGACGTCACCGAGAACCCCGGCCATTTCGACCCTGACTATCCGCCGAAGTACAGCCGCTGGCATGGCATGGTGCCGTGGCTGACAACCATCTATGGACCCGGACTCGGCAGCATAAGCAATATTGCCGGTGGCATGGCTGGCTTCCAGCACGGCGGCGCGACGTCGTCGCTGTCGTATCACTCCGAGTCCCACCTGGCCCCGCACGTCGGGCTGCCGGTGTCGAAAACCTCGGTGTGGTCACACATGCTCGGCGGCGGGGTGCCGATATCGCCCACCGGCGCCGGGTTGTGGACGTCCCCGAACGCGGCGTGGGCGCACCTGATCATGCGCGAGTCCGGCGGCGACCCGAGGGTCACCCAGCACGGCTACGTCGATGTCAATACCGGCTGGAACGAGGCCGAGGGGCTGTTCCAGATCACCCCGGCGACGTGGGCCGACAACGGCGGCTTGAAGTTCGACGTGAGGCATCCCGGCATGGCGACCCCGCAGCAGCAGGCCGACATAGCTGCCAACATCTTCCGCGCTCACCCGGATGGCCGGGACTGGCTGGGAATCCCGCCCGACCCGAAGCGGGAGAACGCAGACGAGCTGGCGGCGGGCCTCGGCATGGCCATCCACAAGAAGGAGGGGATCCGCGGGTTCCTGCCCGGTGGCCTGGTGAGCGGTGACTACAGCCACGACGACATCCAGGGCGTGGACGCCGAGATCCTGGGCGCCGACGTCATCGCGCACGGGATGGGTCTGACGCTGACCTCGGGCAGGGCGCGCCACTCGATCGACAGCGGGTATCACCCCAAGGGCATGGCCGGGGACTTCTCCGATGGCACCGACACGCCGGCGGAAACCCGCTTCGCCACCTACATGGCGAGCAACTTCGGACCCCACATCGCCCAGCTGATCCACGCTGGTGGGGGCTGGAACACCGACTTCAACATCGGCGACGGCAAATTCATCCGCGACTGGAAGCTGCAGGGGAACTCCTATTACGACGCGAAGACCTTGGGGGAACACCACGACCACGTCCACCTCGCGATGGTGCCCGGTTCCGCGCCGGACCTCGCGCAGCTCGCCACCAGCGGCACGCTGCCGGCGAACTGGAACACCTCCGGTAACGGGTTGACTTTCAACTCCGGCTCTAACGTGTCTCTGGTCAGCGCGGTCAGCAGCGCGGGCGGTGCGGGCGGTACGGGTCACGCTGCGGGGCCGCTGGCTCCCCTGTTCGCCGGTCTGGTCCAGGGCGTGTTCGAGGCGCTGGGTTTCAAGCTGCCCCACCCGGAGGCGTTCTGGGACTGGGTGAGCGGAAAGGCCACGTCGGCCTCGCCGGCCGCGGCCGCATCCTCGCCCGGCGCCGCCAACCCTCCGGCCGGTCCCCCGGCCGCCGGACCCCCCGCGACGGCGGCCATCACCAAGGACACCAAGGGCGCACCGGTCGACTGGTGGGGCACAAAGGCAAGCGAGAGAAAATCACCGGCACCCGTGGGCGGCTACGAGCACATGACTCACGTCGACGACGCCGGAGGCTGGGTCGACGGCGCCGGGGACGTGTATTCCGACAAAGAGGGCAAGAACTTCACCGGCAAGGTATGGCACGGTCCCGACAAGCCGATGACCTGGGCCCCGGGCTGGGGCCCCGCGCCGGATACGCCGGATACGACCCACACCGTCGCGATGGTCCAGGAGGGCGGCCTGCTCGGCATGGCCAACGGCGGCATCATCAAGGGTTATCACTGGCCGGGCCGCGACAGCGTGCCGATGAGCGTGCCGGCCGGGACGTTCATCCTGAACCGGCATCGCACGGCGCAGTACCGCGACGTCCTGGGTCAGATGGGCCTCGGGATGGCGGGCGGCGGGATGGTGCCGATCATCACCGAGCCGGGCGAGCTGCTGGTTCCACCCGGTGCGGCGCCGCCCGGTGTGTTGCACGCGATGAACCAGGGCCGGCTGCTGCGGCGCCAGCCCGGCGGCGGCACCGGCGGGGACGACCAGGGCGGCGGGGACCAGATTGGCGGCCTACCGAGGGTCGTACTGGTCGATAAGACCGTGCACGGCGACCCGAACCTGCCGAAGGTGCCCGCGCCGGTCGGGCCGGGCCAGCCGCTGACGCCGCCGCCGGCGGGCTGGCCGGCGCCGATCGCCCCGGCCGGGGCACCGCGCCCGGCAGCGCAGGCCGTCGAGACACCCTACGGCTGGTTCCTCTACCCGATGGACATGCCCGACAAGGGCGCGAGCCTGACCCCCGAGGTGCGCCGTGACTTCACCAAGTGGCTGCACGAGGCCGAGATGCGGGCCCGCACAGCCACCGACGATGCGCAGGCCCTGCATGACGCGAGCCAGGCCGAAACCGACGCGCTGGCCCGCCTGCGCAGCGCCAACGACGCCTGGGACAAGGTCGTCAACGACGCGAAACAGAAGTTCCCCGACACCTGGCAGAAGTACCTCGACCTCATGACCGACGACCAGCACCAGACGACGAACGAGGCGAAAGCCAAGAAGGAACTCACCGAGGCCATCAACAAGGAGAAGGAGACCAGCAAGGCGCTGAGCAAGGCGAATGAGCGCCTGCACGACGCCCAGGTCGACCAGGCCGAGCAACTCGACAACCTGCCGCCGTGGGAGAGCAAAGCCAAGGAGGCGGCCGTCAGCCCGGACGAGAACGCCGCCGCGATGGGCGCGGGCCTGATCAAGGGCATGGCCCAGGAGCTGGGGTTCGGCGACGTGTTCGGCAAACCGCCGTGGCAGTGGGGCATCTGGAAGCTGTTCGCCGGCACCGCGTCGGCCGCGCTGGGCATCGCCAATCAGCTGGGCGAAGGCAGAAGCAGCGCCGCCACCGGCGGCGGCGCCCCGGCGGTGGGCGCCACACCCCCGCCGGTGCCGGCAGGGCCCGGCCCGAGTACGGCATTCCCGGCTACCGAAGAAACGCCCAGCAGCAAAGACGCCCAGGGCCGCGACGTCTACGGCGACGACGCGCCCAACTCGCAGGGTGAGTACGCCCACGCGCACGGCCCGGCAACCAACTGGGACTACATCGGTCCGGGGCGCTACAAGAAGAAGGACGCCAAGGCCGATACGCCGAAAGCCCCACCGGCGGTTCCTCCGCCAGCGGACGAGGGAGACACCTTCGGCGGCCATAAACTCGACCCGACCCACGAGCGGTGGTACATGCTCCCCGACGGGCGCCGCGAGCTGATCAGGGACGGCGTGTCGCAAGGCATCTACGACCAGAACGGCCCGGTGACAAACGCGCCACCGCCGGAGCAACCCCCGGTGACGCCCCCGGCGCCGCACGCGGCGCCGCCGTCAGGACAAGGGGGCGGCCAAGCGCGCCCGGGGCAGTTCCATCAGAGTGACATCGGGAGCTGGTCCGGCTACCTGGGTCGCTCGGTTGGACCACAGGACGTGATTCCGCTCCCGGGGCAGCCTCCGGAGCCGCCCCCGACCCCTAGGCCGCGACGCGGCAGCCGAGCGGGCGGCGCGGGGTATGCCACGCAGGACGGCACGCAGGACGGCGCGCAGACCGTGTCGGCGGTGTGGTCGGCCGACGGCAAGCCCACGGCGATGGACTGGCTGATGCACCCGGCACGCACGTCGCTGATGGACTACCAGCAGCGCACCGGCACGCTGCCCGGGATGCCGCCGCCGCGGTCCCCCTCCGAGGTCGCCTCCTGGATGTCGGGCAGCCAGGGCCCCGGCGGTCTGGGCGGCATCGTCGGGGCGCTGAGTAACCAGGCCCAGCGGATGACCGGCGGCCCGCAGATCACCGTCAACGCCAACAGCGTGCCGCCCGACCAGATCGTGGACCGCGCGCAGCAGGCGGTCAACCGGTGGAGTCGCGCGCCGGAGATGGCGGGCGGCGCGGGGGTGCCGGTGTGAGAATCTCGCGCAGTGCCGCAGCCCCGGTGTCCACCAACGGACACCGCGGCCGCGACGTGACGCCGTGGATGACCTCAGCGCCGATCGTCGGGCCGCAGCTGTGGCCGGGCACCACCTCGACCGCCTACCTCCCGCAGCTCGTCGAGCCGGTGAGCTTCGACCAGCTGCCGCCGCCGGTGCGCGGCATGATGACCCACGCCGTCTACATCACCCCGCCGCAGGACCGCATCTTCAACCTGGCCGGCCCGTCCAAGGGCCGCGAGGGGGTGCGGCTGGCGACCACCGTGTCGGGCGACCAGCAGTGGCCCTACAAGCAGGTCCTGGTCAACTCGCCGTACATGTTCGGTGCCACCATCGAGCGCCAGAACATCCCCGAGCGCATGTTCGACCTGGGCATCGTCATCGGCTCGCAGGCCCCGCCCATGACGGAGTACCAGTACCGCCTCGCCGAGGACAATTGGTGGGCCGGCCAGGACGAATCCAACGACGGCTGGTTCGGCGTCTACACCCGCTATTCCGGGTGGCGCTGGATCCCGGTGCGCCCGTCCGAGACCGTCAAGAGCCCGCAGAAGATCGACCCGACCGCGTTCGGCAACAACGCCAGCCAGTGGGACCTGACCTGGGTGGCCGCCCGCCCGTACTTCACCAAGCCCGCGCTGTACCGACTGTTCGACGCCGCCGGCGCCAACGCCGCACCGTATGCCCCGCCGGCGGGCGGCGGCATCCTCTCCGGCTTGCTGTCCCCGCTGGTGACGCTGATCGACGAGATCACCGGGCTGCCCATGTACCACTGGGGCACGCTGCCGATCGCCAACCGCGGCGACCTGCCGTCCTACGTCACGTTCTACGTCAGCTCACCCGGGCAGGCGATCGTGCAGGACAACGAGTCCACCCGGCTGGTGGTGCTGCCGTTCACCCAGCCCGCGGTCGGGACGTACATGGCCGACACCGAGCCGGGACACCGCACCCTGACCGCGGCCAACGACCCCACCGACAACCTGATCTTCGACATCATCCGCCAGTCGATGATCCTGGACTTCTTCCTGTCCGGCATCGCCAACGAGGGGCTGCCGCTGCAGCTGACCTGGAACGGGAAGTTTATGTTCGCGATCCCGCCGCAGACCGTGGTGAACCTGACGGTGGCGCACAGCGAACCGAACGGGCAGATCCTGGCCGTCGTGCCGCAGCGCTTCAAGAGGTCGCGATGAGCCAGTTCCTGTCCGGCATCGGCCTGCTGCCGCAGCAGTCCACCATCGGGATGCGGCTGACCGAATGGGTGGACGAGCACCTGCCCACGCCGGGCGTGCCCGAGCAGCCCGACCTGGCCAGCGCGCCGTGTCAGACCGCGGCCTACCTCAACGGGGTGCGGCTGACCACCCTGATGAGCAGCAAGCAGAAGCCGCTGATCCGGCTGGCCGACTCCAACATCGAGATCCTCCAGGAGCTCGACGGCGAGCTCGACGTGAGCATGGAAGAACTGATGGACGACACCGGCAAGTGCACGGTGACCATCCTCTACGACAACTGGCTCACCGACTACATGACGGTGCAGACCAACCTGCTCACCGACCTCAACCTGCTCATCGACCCGATCCCGACCAAGCAGGACTGGAGAACCCGCTGGGGTGGCAAGGTCACCGAGATCCATGTCAAGAAGGACGACAAGGGTATCCACGAGATCACCCTGACGGCGCTGAGTTTCTACGAGCACGCCAAGCGCATCCTGATCGCGGCCAACCCGATCTTCCCGCCCGAGGTGCAGCTGCCGCGGATGTGGGTGCTGCCGGGACCGTGCCGCACCATCTGCGCGCTGTCCACGTTCGTCAACCTGGGCCGGCTGTTCATGCCGATCTGGTCGACGATCACCAACATCTTCAACCCGGCGCAGTGGATCAACCCGCTCGGTCCCGATGCGCTGCTGAACTTCTCGCCTCTGGCGTGGCCCATCCAGGTGGCGTTCGTGGACCCGGTGCTCGACCAGTCCCGCTGGTCGGCGATCGGCGCCACCTGGACGGACATGTACAAGTCGTTCAAGGACGTGCTCACCGACTCGGGCTGCATCATGCGCTGGTATGTCTACCTGACCACGGACCCGGATTCCCCCAACGTCGAGCTCGCCAACCTGCTCAGCCTGGGCGCCGACGTGCTGGGGCTGCTGGGCCTGGACGCCAACCTGGTGGACCAACTGGGCGGCGACATCAACGCGCTGACCGCGCCGATCCGCAACTGCTGCGTGTGCAGTTTCGAGCAGATCGACGGGATCACCGGTCCCACCGGCACGGCCGCGGACGGGTTGATCTCCACGGTGGCGGTCACCCTCGACGACCTGCTGACCCCGGTGCTGGTGAACCCGACCACCGGTCAGACCTACGACGTGGCGAACACGCTGAACGGAGAGACGCTCGCCGATGCGGCCGGGGTCAGTCAGACCGACCTGCTGCAGGCGCTGCTGGACGTGGCGCCGGCGCCGCCGAAGGTGATCTGGTGGGACGGCGAATACAACGGGATGATCAACACCGACCTGACCTGGAACAAGGGCGCGGTCAAGACGATGATGACCGGCTCCAAGAGTCCGGTCATTGTCAATGAAGCGATCACCTTTGCGATCCGCTACGGCATCTCGCAATTGTCCGACGTGATCAATACCTATATCTCGTTGTGGGAGACGCAGAACGGGATACCCGGTCAGGCGCAGACTCCGGGCACTCCCGGTTTGGACAACCTCTATCAAGGCCAGCTGGACAATACCCTGCTGGCCTGGGAGCGCTACACCGATCCGGCCCGGGCGCTGATCGCCGGCGACATGGCCTGGCAGGAGCATTTCGAGCAGGGCTCGGGCACCGCCTACACCTTGGCGTCCGTGCTGACGCTGCGCGACGCCGATTGGAAGACAAGGGCTTTCGCCGCGTTCAAGGCCGACACCATCGACGGGCATCCGTGGATGGCCAACATCGACTACCAGCTCGGGGACCGGGTCGGCTTCGAGGAGAACGGCATCATCTACGTCGACAACGTGTACGGGATCAAACGCGAATGGTCGTGGGATAAACCGCTGACCGTGTCGATAAAGATCGGCGAGGACAAGAAGAAATCCGATCCGTTCGCCGCCGCATTCAAGACCATCGCCGCCGTGTACGGGCTCATTTCCGAGGTGGCCGGAGAAGGAACGATTTTCGAGGCATAAATGGACGACGAGAACATAGTGGAAGGCGTACCGCGGCAAGGGCCGGGGCGCTCCAATAACCGCATCGGCAGCTCGCGCTACGGGTTCTCCGGCACCAACCCCTACGCGGGCTCGCGCGGGGTGCCAAAGTTGCAGTTCGGCGAGTACGGCGAGCTGACGCCCAAGACCATCGAGCAGGCCGGATTGCAGGGCGAGGAGCGCAAGCGCGCGCAGGAGATCCTCAAGGTGCAGGCCGCCTATATCGAGATTTATCACAACCTGGACTACCCCAACGACCCCGACGGGCACGTCGTCGACCTGTCCGGGGTGCACATGACGCAGCCCAAGGTGGCGATCGCCTGGACGCTGGCGCTGCTGGGCTTCCGCTCGAGCGGCCGCTGCTACATCAAGAAGCGCCACTACGGCGGCCCCGGCGTGACGGAGGGTGCCTACACCTGGGTGGACGCCCGCGCCGCCGATGACGCCGCCGAGGAACTGTTGCCCGAGCACCGCTCGAGCGATCACCATCTGCCGCCCGACACCCGGCGGCTGGCCGCGCAGCGCGACGGCGACCCGCCCCAGGACCTGGGCGGCTGGGCGGTCACGCCGGTGATCACCGAGGAGTGGGTCTGCTCGGTCTGCGGCAGGGCCCTGGAGCCAAACGAGTCCTGTCCACACGACTCGGTGTCCACCAACGGACACGGAGGTGAGCCGTGACGTCGCTGATGGATCCGCTGGGCGTGCCGACGCCGGCGCCGCCGCAGCTGGGCGAGCTGGTGCCGCTGGGCCACTGCGTCGTCAAGCTGGACGTGTCGGCCGAAACCACCATGCCCGACACCCCGAACGGCTACACCGCGGCGCTGAAGGTGATGGCCGACCAGGGCGACCTGGACAAAGCCGCGCTGCAGGGCCCGCAGGGGCCGCCCGGCCAGATCGGCTTCCAGGTCCGCGAGGTCGTCGACCCCACCGTCAACTCCGAGGCCGACCTGGTCCCGCTGCCCAACAACCCCGACTACATCGGGCGCTACTACGTCCTGCAGGACCTCAACGACCAGGGCCAGGTGATCGGCCAGACGATGTACATCTGGTACGGCACCGCCTACCGCCGGATGATGATGGGCAGCTTCGGGCCGCCGGGTCCGGTGCCGGCCATCACCCCGATCGTCGATTTGATCCCGCCCTACGACGAGAGCAACAACCCGAACAAGTCCTTCGTCAACACCTCCGGGCCGCGGCTCTCGCCGACGTGGGAGTTCGAGCTGGCCGCCCCGGCCGGCCAGTGCGGGCAGACCACCCCGATCTTCGACTTCCCCGACGTCGACGAAATCACCGCCGCGCCGGTCAACGGGGACCTGATGATGTTCACCGGGCGCTACACCGCGGCCGGCCAGGAGGTCTGGGCCCCGGGCGGCATCGGCGCGCAGCTGCCGACCACCTGGTCGATGCCGGAGGGCTCGTTCGCCTCCTACAGCGGGGTAGCCCAGCAGGTCGGTGTCGGCTCCTTCCAGATCCCGCCGCAGCCCTATCCGTGGACGCCGATCGTGTGGGGTCACCTGGGCGGCACGGACACCACCCAGGTCGCGTCGTCCAACGCCCAGCAGCTGCTCAAGGTGACCGCGCTGGGCGGCACGTTCACCCTGTCGGTCGGCGGCGCCACCACCCCACCGATCCCCTACAACGCCGACCCGGCCACCATCGAGGGATTCCTGGAGAACCTGGTCACGGTCGGTGTCAACAACATCAACGCCACCCTGCAGGGCGCGGCGAACACCCTGCTGGAGTTCGTCAACACGCTGGGCGCCCAGGTGATCGCGCCGATCGTCACCGACATCACCAACCTGATCCCACCGGATCTGTCGTCGGCGGTGATCGGCATCATCGACTCCGGCGGCAACCTGATCAACGACGTGCTGGAATTCATCACCGGCGATCCGTTCCGGATCGGCGCGCAGGTGCTGCTCGGCGACCCCACCCAGGGCATCCAGGTGGCCCGCGGGATCGGCAACACGCTGGGCCGGATCAACATCTACCCGCACTACTCCTCGAGCGCGAACAACCAGAACAACCGGAACCGCTCCCTCACCCCGACCAACGGCTACGCGGTGGTGCCGGCCAACCACACCGACCCGGCGATGGGCACCCTCTATACGAACCTGTGGAACGACGGCCAGATCGGGGTCTATGACTTCAACCCGTCCGCGGCCCAGTTGTTCGTCATGGTGCAGCCGATGGGGCCGATCGCCAAACCGCCACAGGGCGTGGCCTATCCGCTGTTCTCCGGGGAGGGCTTCCTGCAAGCAACCGCACAAAGGGTGGTGCCATGACAACCTCACTCTCGGCCCCCGGCGACCAGTCCTTCGTGGCCTCCTACCTGGTCGGCACCTACCTGTTCGGGTCGGTCATCCCGCCCGACTCACAGTCCCCGTTCTCGGGGACCTACGAGATTTACGGGGACATCGGGTCGCTGGTGTTCCCGGCGGTGGTGGGCGATCAGGGCGTGCCCGGCCCGGCGGCGTTCGCGCTCAAGCTCGAAAACGACATGAGCGTCGACGACCCGAGCGACCTGCCGCAGACGCTGCAGAACAGCCAGGCCGACATCGGCAAGTTCTGGCTGCTCGACGACGTGGACTCCAAGGGCGCGATCATCGGGGCGTCGGCCTACATCTGGTACGGGCTGAGCTGGCGGCGGGTCATGCTGGGCACCCCCGGGCCGCCGGGACCGTGCCCGATCATCACCCCGTCGGTGGACATCATCCCGCCCGATATGGCGTCCTACGTGGACCCGATCGGCGGCACCCCGCTGTATCCGACGTGGAACATGAACCTGTCCATCCCGGTCGGCCCGACCGGGCCGGCGCCGGCGATGGCGCTGTGCCCCGACGTCGACCTGTCCGGCGGCGTGGCACCCGGCGACGTGCTGGGCTACACCGGGCGCACCGTGGCCGGTCACCTCAGCCCGCCCACCGGGCTGGCGGTGTCGCACCTGTCCTCCGGCGGCAGCCTGTCCGGCGAATACTTCTGGATGGTCACGGTCAACTCGGCGGCCGGGGAGTCCACTCCGTCCAACGAGTGCTCGACCACGGTGGGCACCGGATCGACCGCCAACCTGATCTGGGACACGGTGCCGGGCGCGGACAGCTACAACCTCTACCGCGGCCTGGCCTCGGGCGGCGAGAACCACCTGATCGCCACCGTCACCACCAACGCCTACGCCGACACCGGGGCGACGGGCACACTGGCGACCCCGCCCGCCACCAACGGTGCCACGGTGAACTACCCGGTCTGGGTGCCGGTGGCGATCTCCCAGCTGATCCCCTCGCCCTACTCCATGCCGGAGGCTTCGTTCACCGGCTTTAGTGGCCTATCCCAGCGCGCCGCGATCGGCTCGTTTCCGATTCCGCCGCAAGCCTTTCCGTGGACCCCGGTGGTGTGGGGCCATCTCGGTGCGTTCGGCCTCGAGCTCTCGGCCAACCCGCTGCAGATCGGTGTGGAGATCCGCCTGGGCGACCCGACGTCGGGCGCGCTGATCGGCCGCGGCTTCGGCAACGACCTGGGCGAAGTGAACTGTATGCCGCACTATTCCGATCCGAGCAATCCGGGTAACGCGATCACCCCGACCAACGGGCTGGCGGTGGTGCCGGCGAATCACTCCAACCCGGCCGAGGGCACCCTGTACTTCAACCTGTTCAACGACGGTGCTATCGGCCTGTATCAGTTCAGCCCGACCGACGCGCAGGGCTTCGTGATGGTGGTCCCGGTCAGCGAGCCGTCGATGATGATGACGCCGGCGCTGGCAGGCGGAACCAGACGGCGCGGGCGGTGAGCCTATGGCGGCCTTCGGCGCGATCGACCTGTTCTCGGGGCAAGTCCCGATCACCGGCACCAACCTGTTCCAGGTCAACAAGAATCCCCTGAACCAGCTCGACGAGGGCCTGCAGGACGTCATCGGCAAGCAGGCCCGCGGTGCCTCGAACCAGTTCCTGCAGCTGCTGGAGGAGCTGATCGGCCAGATCCTCGGCATCCCGCTCGCCGAGCTGCTGAAGGACCTGGCGAACCTGCCGAACGTCTTCGACCAGCTCTCGCCGCTCAACTGGCCCTACCTCGGCCAATACTTCCGCGACATCGAGTCGTTCGTCGGGGTCGGCGTCGGGCTTTTCGGCACCGTCGACTTCCAGGCGCAGACGGTCGTGCACGACTTCGTCACCGGCCAGCTCAAGCCGACCGAGTTGCTGGCGTTCCTGGTGCAGGACGCCTCCACGTCGGCGGGGCTGCCGGGCTTGTACGTGCCGATCGAGAACATCGCGATGGACATCATCGGTGAGACGCTGGGCAGCGCGCAGGCCGTCATTGACGCGATTCTGGGCTCCATCGGTTTCCCGCCGGGCAGCGGCACCGCCAACGAGGTCAACCAGATGTTCAACGACCTGATGTCGATGCTGGCGAACCCGCCGCTGACATCGGAGGGGTTCAACGCGCAGCTGGCGGTGGCCGATTTCATCAAGGTCATGATGTGGCCGACCGGGCTGGTCGCCGGCCTGGCGGAGGATGCCACCATCAAGCTGGGTCTCAAGGGTTTTATCCCGATGGAGAACCTGGCGATCAACCTGATCAACGAGGCGGTCGGGGGCGGGCAGGCCATCATCGACTCGATCCTGTCCACGGTCGGGTTCCCGCCCGGCGTCGGCACCCCCGCTGAGGTGCAGACGTACTTCTCGCAGCTGCTGCAAATGCTGGGTTTCCCGCCGCTGACGTCGGGGCTGTTCCATCCCGATACCGCGGTGCAGAACTTCATCACCACGATGCTGATCCCGCAGGGTCTGCTGGCCCCGCTGGACGCGTCCGGTTTCATCCCGCAGATCAACCTGCCCAACCTGGACACCTCCAAGATCACGTCGGGGGTGTTCGCCAACTCGTTCGTGCCGGGCCTGGCGCAGATCCACAACGCCGTCGCGAACTCGCAGGGCGGCCCGCCCAGCGGGAACACGCTGACCACGATGCAGTACTGGCTGACGCAGATCCCCGGCGTCAACATCGTGACCCCGATCCTGGCGACCATCGTCCCGGCGCTGGACGCCACCAAGATCGCCACCGGCCAGTTCGCCCAGTCGATGGTCACCAACCTCGTCAGCGACCTGGGAACGGCGCTAGGCGGAGTGGAGGCTGGCAGCACCCAGCAGATCATCACCGCGATCACCGACCTGCCCGCCGGGACGATCACCGACCTGACCAACTACATCAACTCGCTGGAATCCATCCTGGGCACCACCAGCTCGGCGCTGCTCACCATCCCGTTCAACAGCGTCAACGCGGTGATCAACTTCATCAACACGATGCTGGCGCCGACCAACCTGCTGGCCCCGCTGGCCCCTTTGGGCGCCGGGTTCGCCGTGCCCGCGATCAACATCCCCGGCCTGGACGCCAGCAAGATCACCTCCGGCATCTTCAGCCCCCCGCAGATCCCGGGTCTGGATGCCTCCAAGATCATCTCGGGCATCTTCGGGCAGTGGAGCCTGCCGAACCTGTCGGTCGGCCAGATCGGCAACTTCCTGCCCAACCTGCTGTCCAACGCGACATATGCCACCGGGGCGTCAGTCAACGCTGGCGGGATGTGGTCGTGGATCTCCTCGATCAGCCACACCGCGGACGGCTCCGGCGCGGTGCAGGCGATCGCGAACGGCACACTGGGGCAACTGTTCTCCGACCCGCCCTGCTTCGTGTCGGTGGGCCAGACGCTGACCTGCTCGCACTGGATTCAGTGGACTGGGTGCACGGGCACCGGGACGTGCTTCAAGCTGTCGCTGGCCTGCTACCTGCTCGGGGTGCTGCAGAGCGTCGTCGATCTGGCGAGCATCGGTGGCCCGCTGCTGGCCGGTTCGCGCGGGACTGCGAGCTGGCAGCAGATGTCGGGCACCTACACGGTGCCAGCCGGGGTGGACTCGGTGCGGCTGCTGCTGCAGGTGATGCCGTCGGTCACCGCCGGGACGATCCAGTGGGACGACGGTTCCATCACCAAGACCGGGCTGTTCTCCACCGATTGGACGGCGGGGCTGACCGGCACGCTGAGCAACATCAACACCCAGATGATCGCCCGGATGCTGCAAACGGACGCGATCGCCCTGGTCAACGCGCTGGGCCTGGGCAGCTTCACTGATATCCCCAGCTCGATCACGCCGATCACCAACCGGCTACAGGGGATCAGCGCCGGTGGCATTCTCAGCGCGGGTTACGTCGCGGGTCTCGACGCCTCCAAGATCATCTCAGGACTGCTCTCCCCAGGCCTGATCCCCAGCCTGCCCGCCGGGTGGGCCGGAACGCTGGACGCCTCGCTGGTCAGCGGTACCACCGCCGCGCAGACCGAGTTGCAGTCAGCGATGGTCACCACGCTGGGCGGCATCCCCAGCCTTATCGGCTCCGACATCAACGCCGTGCAGACGGTGCTCAACGCCGTACCCCTACCCAACGTCACCGGGCCGCCCACATGGGGCATGGGCAACGCCCTGTCGTCCATCCAGGGCTTCGCAAACACTCTCTACGACGGGCTTGTTGGAAACCCCTCCGGCCTGGCGGCGCGCAGCGGCGACATCGCGCCGCCCGCCATCAGCTACGGCCAGGCGAATGCCGTCAGCACTCTGGACAGCGCCCACAGCATCGCCACTCAGGCGAACAACAACCTGATCGCCCGTAGCGGCCAGAAGGCCATCTCGGCGGGCATCGACCCTACCGGCGACTCGGTGTTCAATTTCGCGGCGCTGACCGGGACCACCACCCCGACGATCACCCTGACCAACAACGTCCCGGCATGCGGCATCATCGCCACCCCGGACGGCGGGATCAAGGAATCCATCCGCTGGTTCGGCGGCAACGCCACCGGCACTATCAGCGGCTTCTACCTCAACATCTACTCGATCAGCACCACGACCGGGGCGCAGACCCTGATGTACGCCTCACCCGATATTCACGCCAGCATCAGCACCGGACCGACCCTGGTGTGGAACTCCTACAACCTGCCCTCGGCCAGTTACGTCACCACCCAGCCCGGCCACTACTACGTCGCTGAAATGATCATGGTGGGTACCGGGGCGTACTCGGTGGCCGGGGTCCAGCATCAGGTGACCCCACAGCCGGGTGTGTTCCCCGCCGGGCAGATGGCGTTGACCCGCAATCTCAGCACCAGCGGCGGGATAGCGCCCGCCACCCTCCCGCCGCCTAGCAGCAGCGGCCCCGTGCAGTACTCGTCCAGCATCCCCTATTTACAACTCAGCGGGTCGCCCGGCACCTCCCAATACTCAGCGGTATCGGCGGCATACTTATCCGCCGGGACGTATCACTTCCAGATCCCGCCGTGGATGGTCACCTTGGGCACCGGCAAGGTGGATATCG